GGTTGAAACAAATCCGTGCCGGCGGCAACGGGCACGGGCATTCAGGTGCGCGGCACGCGCCGCGTCACGACCGTGTATTGGGCCCCGAACCGGAAAAGGGTTTCGTCGCCCCACGGCAGTCGCCGCGGGGCGATGTCCCGCTCGACCCGATCGAGCACCGCGATCGGCGGCGGCGGCCCACACAGCCACTGGTCGATGTCCTCAGCCAGGGACTCGGCGGCCGAGTAGGACGCGGCGAACACGTCCAGCGCGATCGTGGGGAAGTCCGACAGCCGGTCCCGGCCACCGCCGATCCGGTAGGCGCGGATGAACGGCATCCGGTCCTGAAGGTCGTCCGGGGTTTCCGGTCCGGTCCGGTCCGGGTCGTCGTCGACCCACACCTCCAGGGCGGTGACCAGCAGCCGGGTCACGTCGGGGAACCTGCGGGTGACAATGGGTGCGGTCATGGGCACCCCCTGCTAAGCTCCGGCCTGGCTGCTCGCTCTGTGTCGTGCGTCGGCTGAGTTGCACCAACGGGATCCGGTTGTGCGCCGGCTCCCCGCGAAGGCCATCCGCCGGGGCAGGCGGGTGGCCTTCGCGCTATCCCATGAGGTCCGGGTCGGTCGCTCCGTCCCGGCCGGTCAGGTTCTCCCGCACCCGGTGCAAGACCCTCAGCGGCGGCCGGTACCTGGCCCGGTACTTGCCGTTGGCGTACACCCCGCCGCGGGGCTTGCCGCCGAACTCGACCAGCGCCGAATGCGGCGCCGTGTTGATCAGCCGGGCGCAGACGCGGCGCATCCCGCGCAGCACCACGGTTGTCGGGCGCACCTGGAACGACCGGACGTACACCTCGTCATGCCTCGGCGAGATCTCGATCGCGTACGGCAGGGCCCTCTCGTACGCGATCTCCAAGCAGATCGCGAGGATCTTCGGGGACATGGCGATCTCCGCGAAGTCACGGAGGCTGCCCTGGTAGAACATGATGATGTTCCGGCCGGTGTAGACCCGTTTCAGCGTCATCGCGTTCCGCCTTCCCGGCCCGTGTCAGCCGGCGAACTTGCGCAGCCGGACCACCGTGCCGAGCCGCCACACCGCCGGCTCCCCGACCACCTCGAACACCTGGCCGCGCACCTCGATCCGGTCGGTAGGGCGGATGTCCTCGTCGCCCGGCGCGCCGGTCCGGTACAGCGCCGCGTCGGTGTCGACCGAGTTCTGGCCCTCGTGCAGCTCCGTGCTCGCGGCCGGCGCGAACAGCCACCCGTCCGAGATCGTCTCGGTGGCGGAGCCGCCGGCCGGGTCACCGAACTTGTCGAGCGGCGCCGGCCGAATGATGACGATCTGCTCACCACCAACCATCGGGGCCCCACCACCCGGGCTTGCGGCCGGGCACGATCGCGAGCGCGGGTTTCGGTCGCATCTGCCCGATCACCGCGTTGCGGACGGCGCCGGCGGCGGCCAGCAACGCGAGTTCGTCGTCGGTGATGACCAGCAGCCCGGCCGCCGCGCTGGTGTCGTACGAGCGGGAGAACGGGCCGACGGTCTCCGACCGCAGCCCGCCCGGGTTGCGCAGGACGCGCAGCACCATGTTGGTGACGGCGAGCGCGGCCAGGTCGGCGGACACGAGCCCGTCGGTGATCTGCTTGTCGATGGTGGGTTGCCGGGCCCGCACCATGTTCGACGCGGCCCGCAGCAGCCACCCGGCCAGGGATTCCTCGGCCGCGGTCATCGACCCGAACTGTGCGGACACGTCACCGACGGTGGCGAACGGCGGCGGCCCGGACAGGGCGGTCGCGCGGATGTAGTACCGCTCGACCGCGGCGGTGGTGCCGGTGGCCCGGAATTCGACGGTCCACACGCCCGGCGTGGACACGATGAACGTGTGCGGAAACTTGCCGCTGCCGGCCGGTGATTCTTCGACTGCCAGCGCCGATTCGACCTCGTCCTGGTCGGCGTTGAGCAAGGTGACCGTGACGGTCGCGCCGGGCACGGTCGTGAAGGTCAGCTCAATGGCGTCGCCGACGTCGACCACGGTGCTCATCCGGTCCTCCTGACGGATCCCGGCGGCAGCGCCGCGGTGACGGACTGGGTCGGAAAAGTCATCCGGACCCGGTGTGGCCGGGCCAGCAGGATCGGCACCGGACCGGTGATGATCGCGAAGACCACGTCTTCGGTGTCCACCTGGTCGACCGCGGTGCGGGACCGGACACCCGACGCCGAGGCCAGATCGGCGGCGGTGAGGAACACGACCGCGGTGCGGGCCAGGGCGTGCTCGCGGCCGGCGACGTCGCCGAAGAACAGGAACGCCGACCCGTCGCGGAAGACGGCCGCGTTCCAGGCGACCGCGTCGCCGGCGGTGACCTGGTCGGCGCCGGCCACGCCTTGGCCGAGGTTGCCGGCGACACCGTCGGCCACCGTGACCGTGTCGCTCGTGCCGGCCGAGAACAGCCGGCCGACCTGCACGGCCTCGGCCACCTCGACCAGGTCGGTGATGCCGCGGACCACCGCGACGGTGCCGGTGAGCTCGTCGGCGAGCGAGGCCTGGTCGGTGGTGTCGCGGCCCAGCCCGAGCGGGGCCCGGGCCACCGTGTCGTCGGCCGTCACCGTGTCGCCGATCGACGCGGCGAACGCCTGCCCGGACACGACGTCGTCGGCCACGGCGACCGCGTCGGTGATCGCCCGGGACGCGGCGAGCAGCCGCGCCACCTGGTCGGCGGTGAGCACGCTGTCGCCGGTGCCGGCGCCGGCCGCGAGCAGCCGGTCGACGGTGTCGGCTGCCGTGACCGTGTCGGCCAGTTCGGCACCCAACGCCAGCTCGCGTTGCACCTCGTCGCCGGCGGTCACCGTGTCGCCGGCCGGCCGGGTCAGGGACGCCCCGCTGAGCTGGACCGCGTCGTCGAACACGACGGCGGCCGACACGTCCCGGCCGGCGCCGCGGGCCGTGCCGACCGAGTCGGCGACGGTGACCGCGTCGCTGGTCGACCGGCCGGTTCCCCCGCCGGTGCCGGCCAGGTCGGCGACGGTGACCGCGTCCGTGATCGCGCGGGCGGTGGCGAGCAGCGTGGCCACCGCTTCGCCGGCGGTGACCGCGTCGGCGACCGCGCGGTCCCGGCTGGCTGCGCGGGCCAAACTGTCCGCGACGGCCGCGGAATCGCTGATGGCCCGGGCCACGGCGACCAGCCGGGCCACGGCCTCGCCGGCGCCCACCGTGTCGGCGATCGCCCGCGGCATGGTGGCTGCGCGGCTGACCGCTTCGCCGGCGGTGACCGTGTCCGCGAGCCCGCGCGCCTCGACCAGCAGCCGGGCGATGCTGTCGGCTGCGGTGACCGTGTCGCCGATACCGCGGGGTGTTGCCAGCAGCCGGGCCACACTGTCGCCGGCGGTGACCGTGTCGGCTCCGGCGGCCGGCCGGTTCACGCTGCCGGCCACACCGTCGGCGGCGGTGACCGTGTCGGCGATGGCCCGGGCCACCGCGATCAGCCCGGCCGCAGTGTCGCCGGCGGTGACGGTGTCGGCGATGCCCCGGGCCGTGGCCAGCAGCCGGGCAACGGTGTCGGCCGCGGTCACCGTGTCGGCGATCGACCGCGGCCAGGTGACGGCCCGGGCCACGGCCTCGCCGGCGGTGACCGCGTCGGCGATCGACCGGGTCCGCAGCAGCGCCCGGGCGACAGCTTCCGACACGGTCACCGCGTCGGAGATCGGCCGGTCCAGGTTGACGTTGGCGGGGACGGTGTTCAGGTTGTCCCACTCGGCGGTGCTGGCGGTGGCGCCGTCCTTGTAGGCCTCCAGCAGCAGCGCCAGGTCCTGGTAGTTCACCCACGACGCGGGGCTGGCCAGGGTGCGCCGGTTGGTCCAGGAGGATCCGTCGGCGCTGGTGTCCCACAGGATGCTGTTCCCGGAGCGCCGGATCCGCACCCACCGATGGTTGGTGGCGCTGTAGGTGAGCGTGGTCGGGGACGGGTCGAAGTAGGCGTCCCAGATGAAGAAGTTGATCTGGTTGGCGAGGGCGTCGATCAGGACGCCCACGTACGACCCGGTGCCGGTGACCACATCCACGACCGACATGTGCATGTAGGCGTTGGACGTGGACCCGGCGGCCGACAGGACCGTGGGGACCTCGACGAAGACGCCGTCGGTGTCGAACTGGACAGCAACGTTGGACTGCACGCCGGTGAAGTCGTCGGTGCCCTGCGGTTGCAGCCGCAGCCGGCCGCCGGTGACGGTCGGCGTCACCGCACCGTAGGTGTCGAAGGTGCTCGGCATCGACGCGAACGTGCTGGTCAGGTCGGACACCGCGCCCGTGAACAGGCCTTCGGCGCCGGAGAACTCGATCCACGGCGGGTCCGCGGTGTTGGTGCCGCCCGAGGCCAGGTCGGTGGCGCTGGTGCCACCGAACCGGTAGGTGCCGGTGTAGGTCGACAACGACGACGACGCGATGTAACCCAGCTCGACGATGATGCGGTCGCCGACCTGGATGGCGACGCTGGTCAACGTCTTGTTGCCCTCGGTCCGGCCGGCGTACGAGGTGGGCCATTCGGTGGCGCCGGACGACATGTTCAGCAGGGTGCCGCGCACCGTCGTCGAGTTTCCCGCGCTCACCCAGATGTGGACCATGAAGAAGGCGTTCAGGGCGGCGTTGCTCTCCAGCACGCCCAGCACCCATTGCACGGTCCCGGAAATCGTGCCGGCCGCGACGGCGGGCTCGGTGATGCCGCGCAGGCACAGCATGGACCGGTTGGCGGTGGTTCCACCGATCTGCACCGCGGTCGTGCCGGTCGCCCCTGACGGCCGGCCGGTCAACGCCTTCGCGGTGGTCTGTGCACCGTTGCTCCAGGTGCCCTGGTGCACCGGCGAGGAGGGGGTGTACGACGGGGCCGTGTTGCTCAGGTAGAAGCGCGTCGGCACCGGTGCACCCCCATCCACCGAAACCAGTCGATCAACTGATCGTGATGGTCTCCGTCACGGTCAGCGCGTCACCGCTGGCCGAGATCGTGGCCGTGGTGCCCAGCAGGGTCGACCAGACCAGGGTGCCGGAGGACGAGGCGTTGAAAACGCCGACCTTGGCAATCGTCACCGGCAACGAATCGTTCCCGTTTGCGGTGAATGTCTTGGTCAGGGTGTATGTCGCGGTTCCACCGGTGTGCGCGTAGGTGGCCTGCGCGCGGATCAGGCCACCGCTGGCGGTGGCGATCTCACCGGTGAGGCTGGTGTCGCCCGTGGCCGGCGACGTGGAGTTTGCCGTCAACGCCAGATAGTCGGCGGCGGCGGCGCGGGAACCGGACCGGTCCCCGAGGGCCGACGCGACCATGTCGCGGCCTGCGTGGGTGAGCATTCAGACCGCCTCCGCCTCGTGCTCGACCGGACGGATCTCGGTGTGGTAGTGCGCGCCGAGGACGCTGGTGATGGCCTCGGCGAGCGGTCCTTCCGCGGCCACCCATGCCGGCGCCGGCGCGTCGGAGTGCGCCGCCCACAGCCCGTTCGGGCCGGTGATCTCCCCGAGGGCTTCCATGAGGGTGGCGTCGGGGCGCAGCACGACGGTGGTGCAGCGCTTGCCGGGGTAGGAGATGCGGTCGCCGTCCGCGTTGATCGAGACGGCCTTGCGGTTGCCGAGGTAGACGGTTGTGCGGTCCGGCTGCGCCGTCGCCTCGGTGTCGTTCTTCGCCATTGAGGTCCCCCCGTGCGATGGCGTTCGGACACGACGACGTCCCGCGCCGGGTCGGGCGCGGGACGTCGTGGTGGGTTGCGGCTAGCTGGCCGGCTTGGCGCCGGTCTTGCCGCGGGCCAGCCTGGCGCCGGCCGCAGCGCGGTCCTCGGGTGCGTCGGTGTCGTCGTCCGGCTGTGAGGCCAGCGGGTCGACGTCGGCGCGGACCAGGTTGGCCGGCCGGCGCAGCGCGTTGGCGTCCGGCCCGGTCGCGTCGGCCGGGTCCTCGTACGCCTTCGGGTTGGTGATCCGCTCGGCCTGCTCGTCGGTCAGTTCGGTGCCTGCGGCCAGCTTGACGCCGCCGAGGTGCACGGTCCGCTTGAGAATCTTGCCCATCAGATACCCGCCCCTTTCTAGGCCAGGACCTCGGCGACCATGAGTCGCTTCGGATCGCGGATGATGGGCATGCCGATCGCGGTGACCTTGGTCCAGGTACGGACCGGGTCTCCGTCGCGCATCACGACACCGACCAGGCCGGGGGCCTGGCTGAACGCGATGCCCGGGTTCTGTCCGCCGGCCAGCTCCAGGGCCTCGGCGGTGACACCCCAGTAGGTGGCGCCGAGGTCGGACGGGGTAGCCGGCAGCATGATGAACCGGTTGGCCGGGACCGGCCGGGTCGCCGTGGTGCCCACGTTGATCTGCGTGTCGTAGGTGAAGATCGGCGGCAGGTCGAACGCTTCGAGCACCGTGTTGAGCTGCGACCGGGTCACCATCTGCGGGGTGCCGGCGAGCGAGCCGGCGTAGGTGCGCACCTTCGCGTTCATCAGCATGTGGCCGATGACGGCGCGCGACGTCAGCGTGCGGCCGGGCGGCTCGCCGTTGGCGTCGGTGTAGTCGGTGACCCAGTCCGCATAGTCGGCGATCGGGTCGGAGTCGTCGTGGTCGGACCACAGCACGGCCGCGGTCGGGTCGTGCCCGGTCGGCATGCCGAAGTCCGCTTCCAACGTGAGTCCGTTTTCTCCCGAAAGCGTCAGCTTCCAGTCAGAGATCACGTCACCACGCGCCAGCTCCATCCGGGCGAGCACCTCGCGCGTGTTGCGCTCGGCGTCGTCGTAGATGGCCTCGATCATCCGGGACGTGTTGTTTCCGCCCGAACGCACCTGTTCCAGGCGAAGTCGTTCCAATTCGCCCACAACGGTCTTGACGCCCAAAGGCGGCATCGACACACGCCGACGTTCGAACGAGTCACGCTGCCCGATGGGCGTCTCCGCGTCGTACGAGCGGAACATCGCGGACCGGTTGGTCCGCGTCGCGATGTCCCACGCCACATCGATGTCCTCGATCAGGACATTCGGCAGCACCGAGTCCAGCGTGTAGTTCGCCGGCCCGGGGACCTCGCGCACGAACCCGGTGAGCTGCACCGGGTCGATCAGGTCGAAATTGAACGCCATGATTCAGCCCCCTTACGGCCTGTAGGTGATCTGGCCGGCGAGGGCGGTCTTGACGTACGCGTCGTAGCCGCTGTTCGCGGGCAGCTTGGAGATCCGGACGAAGCCGTGCTCCAGCAGCGGCGCGCCGACGTCGGCGCCGCCGGCGGTGACCGGCGTGCTGTTGAACAGGTGACCGGCCGGCGCCTCGGTGCCGCCGGTGCCGGCCGACGCGCCCGCGGTGGTGGTGGCGACCGTGACGTCCGGCGAGGTGCCGCCGGTCAGCGACGCACCCGACGCGGTCATCTGCGCGACGTTGCCGCCGCCCGAGGTGAACGTGACCGTGTACGGGCCGCCGGCCGAGCCGGTGACCGTGACGTCGCCGGGCGACAGGCCGGGCAGCGCCTCCAGGGCGGCCCGCACGGTGGCCGCGGTCGCGTTGTACGCGATCGTGCCGGTCGTGCTGCCCTCGTAGGTGAGGGTGAACGTGCCACCGGTCGGCGAGCCGGTGACGGTGACCGTCTGCACCTCGGCGGTGCGGCCGGCGTACGGCCCGAACAGCCCCGAGGACAGCTCGGCGAGGACCGTGCCGGACGGGATGTAACCGTTCGGGTAGTGGGTGCCCTCGGTGAACGCCGAGACGTCGAGCGTGATCGTGCGGGTTGCGGTCGTGCCGTGCGCGCTGCCCAGCCACGACCGGTCCTCGGGCAGCCAGGGCCCTTCGGAACGGACAGTGAGATTCATGTTTTCCCCCGTGAAGTGGTGAGGAGGCCGAGCACGCGGCATCGGCCGGCCGCCGTGACGGCGTCGCCGGCTACGCCTGCGAGTTCGTGGTCTTGTTCTGCGTGCCGAACCGGGCACGCGCGGCGGCCCGCCCGGCTTCCAGGCCGGACGGCGGGGCCTGACCGAACTGGCCCTGCCCGTAGTCCGGGCCGGAGACAGGGGCCGGCTGGCCGACACCTGTGGGAGCCGCGGGCACATGCCCGGGCCACTGCGGCGCCGCGGGAACCGCACCCGGGACGGGCGGATGCCCGTTCCACGGCACGAATCCGCCGCTCGTCGTGGTGTTCGGCTGACCCGACACCGCGGCGGGCGCGGGCACCTGCTGCGGCCAGCCCGCGCCGGCCGGTTGCTGCGGCACCTGCGGGTTCGTCGGCGGCGCCGGCACGGCAGGTGCGGCCGGAACCCCGGCCGGTGCTACCTGCGTGTTGGCGCCGGCCATCCGGTTGACCTGGCGGTACACCTTGGCGGTGTCCACCTGGCCGCCCTGACCGATGAACGCTTCGAGGCGCGTGGTCTCCATGAAGTCGCGGACGAAGTCCTCGTCGTCCACGCCACGCGCAGCAGCGGCGGCCCGGACGTACGCCTCGACGAGCATCGTGTTCGAGCGGGCCATCGCGGTCTGCTCACCTTGGCGGCGGGCCTCGGCGACGGCGCGCTCGTGCTCGGTCTGGTGCTGCGCAACAAGCTGGTCGTACTGACCCTTGATCTGCTTGAGGTCGTCGTAGTCGCGCATCGCGGCCACCCGGTCCTCGTGCTTGCGGGACCGCGCCATCCAGTACGCGATCTGCTGCTCCGGCGGCAACTGCCGCCACGGCACGCCTTCCTGGTAGTACGGCAGGCTGTCGTCCCCCGTGCCGGGGTCGGACGGACGCTGACCAGCGGCCTGCGGGGCGGGCGCCGGCGGAGTAAACGGGCCCGGCGCCGGCGTGGGAGCCGGAGCGGGCGCCGGG